CACGGCCGCTCTGCACACCGGTCAGGTCGGTCAGGCCGCCGGCTTCACGATCTACAAGTCGAACAACGCCCCCACCGCGGCTCGTTCGATCAGCGGCACGATCACCGTCGCGACCACCGCTGCGACCCTGACGTCCGCGACCGCCGGCACGTTCTCCCAGGGTGACGTCGGCCTCACGGTCGCCGGCACCCGCATCACAGCCGGCTCGAAGATCGCGTCGGTCAACGCCGACGGGACCGTGGCGACGATGGACACGGCAGGCGCGTCGGCTGGCACGCAGACCGACACGGCGCTCTCGGGTGCCAACAAGGTCGCCATCGCCGGGTCGAACATCGCCACAACGTTCGCCCAGCAGATCCTCAAGGTCGAGGGCTACCGGCCGCAGCTGCGGTTCGCCGACGCCCTCAAGGGCCTGTACGTCTACGGCGCCAAGGTGACGCGCACGACACCGCTCGTGGTCGCGCCCGTCAAGACGTCCTGACCTTCACCACCTAGAGGAGAGGGGTCGCCGTGGCTCTCACGACGCCGTTCGCTACCGCTGCGGATCTCGCGGCGGGCTGGCGACCCCTCTCCTCCGGTGAACTCGCGCGCGCGGCCACGTTGCTCGCGCGCGCGTCGCAGATGATCCTCGACGAGGACCGTCGCGGCGTCCTCGCCTCGCTCACGTCGCCCACGCCGACGCTCGTGCGGGTCACGTGCGACGTCGTCAAGCGCTCGATGTCGGTGCCCGTCGAGGCGCAGGCCGTGACTCAGCTCGGCATCACGACCGGCCCGTTCTCCGAGCAGCGCTCGTTCGCGAACCCGACGGGCGACCTCTACCTGACGAAGGCTGAGCGCCGTCAGCTCGGCTTCGGCCGCGCGCAGGCCGGCGGCTCGGACATGTGGGAGCACGAGTGACCGAGCCCGTCACGCGCATCCGCGCACAGGTGACCGGCGAGGACCGCTACGGCAACCCGACGACGACCGATGTCGAGTCGGACCTCCCCGCAGCGCTGTTCGCGCCCGAGGGCTCGCCGGAGATCGCCGAGCCGGGCCGCACGATCGTCACGCAGGGCCCGTCGCTGTACTGGCGCGGTGAGTGGCCGGACGTGGTCTCGTCGGACCGTCTGCGTGTGCGCGGCGAGGTGTTCGCGGTGGACGGTCACCCGGCGGATTGGCGTGGTCTCACTGGTGGTCTCGTTGTCCGTCTGCGTCGGGTGGAGGGTTAATGGCCAGCGCGCGCGTCGTCCTCAACTCCACTGGCGTCGAGTCGATCCTGTCCGCTCCCGGCGTGCAGGACGAGCTCAACCGCCGCGCCGAGGCCGTCGCCGCGGCAGCCCGATCGACCGCTCCGGTGGTCACTGGTGCATACCGGGACTCGATCCACGTCGAGTCGGGTCCGTCGCCGATCGACGGCCGCGCTCGAGCGATCGTCACCGCCGACGTCTTCTACGCGGACTTCGTCGAGGCGCGCACGGGCAACCTGGCGCGCGCCCTCAGCGCAGCCGGTGGTGCGTGATGGGTGACGTCATCGCCTTCCCGGACGTGGAGGCCCAGCAGATCGCCTACATCAAGGCGGCGCTGACGGCCCGCTCCGTGACTGGCGTGTGGGTCGGCAACCGCCTCCCTGACCCGATCCCCGCGAAGGCCGTCCTCGTCCGCGACGACTCCGGTCCGCGTCTCGACCCGCTGCGATCCATTGCGCGCGTCGGCTACCGAGTGTGGTCCGGCGACAGCAAGACGAACCCCGCCGACGCCTTCGACCTCGCGAACCTCGTCAGCGCGCTCGTGGGTGCGTGCGCAGACGGCACGCCGGTCGTCGCATCCACCGTGCGCCGCCCGTTCTCCGTGGACGACCCGTCCGGTCGCCCCGCCTGCTACTTCACCGCCGAGCTGATCGTCCGCGGCTCGAACATCTGATCCCCCGACGCGCGCACGCCGGGTCCACTCGCACCACCACCTGCGGCCGTGCGCTGCTCACATGAAGGAGACCGACCATGGCACTGACTGCTGCCAACGTGCGCACCGGCATCTCGGGTGAGGTGTCCGTCGCCGCCACGACCGCGACGTTCCCGACCTCCGCCGCCGGCACCCTCACCGGCTTCACCGGCCTGGGCTACGTCAGCCCGGATGGCGTCAAGCCGAAGAACGAGCGCTCGACGAAGGACCTGACCGCCTGGCAGAACAACGCGGTCGTCCGCACCCTGACCATCGACGCCAAGCGCACCTACGAGTTCACGCTCTGGGAGACGACCAAGGCGGCGATCGAGTTCGCCTACGGAACGACCGTCACGCAGACCACCACCGAGGGCTCGTACACGATCGACCCGTCGGCATCCGGCGGCTCGCGGAAGTTCGTCGTGGACGTGATCGACGGGACGGTCCTGCACCGCGAGATGTTCACCGGCGAGCTGACCTCGATGGAGGAGGCCGGCTGGGTGAACGGCGAGGCGGTCGCGTTCAAGTGCACCGTCACCGTCTACGGCACGGTCGACGTGAAGGACACGTCGCTCAAGTCCTGACCTGACCACCGGCCGCCGTGCTCTGCGCGGACGCGGCGGCCGGTGCACGACCCATCCGCGCACACCATCCGCGCACACAGGAAGGCACGCGCATGCCCCCGACCAGGAAGACCCCCCAGGATCACAAGGCGAAGGCGTCCGACGGCTTCACCTTCGACCACGACGGCAAGACGTACACGCTCCCGGCCCCGTCGCAGGCGCTCGCGAACCTCGACGGCCGGGCGCTGCGCGACGCCGTGCTCGGCGGGCAGATGGGCGAGATCGCGCTCGGCTTCCGCTGCCTCGAGGCCGTCGGCGCCGACCAGGCCGCCATCGACGCGGTCTACGCCAAGCCGGTCACGGAGACCGCCGCACTCATCGCATCGTGGATGCAGTCGGCTGACCTGTCGGGGGCGACGCTCCCCCAATCCTGACGCTCCTCGGACTCTTCGACGAGCACCGAGGGGCGTTCGAGTACGACTGGCGGACCCGTTTCCACATGGGTCTGCACGAGGTTCCGGACGCCATGCCGTGGGGTGAGGCGTGGCGGCTGACGCAGGTGCTCGCCGACGACCCGTCGTCGCATGTCGCTGCCGCGGTGGCCGGGTGGACTCACCCGGCCACGCGGGAGTGGCTGGCACTCGCCGATCTCGTGGACGTGTACGTCGGTGCGCATGCGCGCAAGGGGTCGACGGCGACCTACCCGCGGCCCTGGTCCAAGCGTGAGCGCGCGATCGGCGCTGGCACGTCGATGAGCGTCGAGCAGTGGAAGGCGCTGCGGGCGCGACTGGTGGCTGAGGAGTCGGCCGCGGCGGATCTTCCGGAGCGCGAGCAGGACTGACCATGGGCGGGGGTGGAGTTCGTGGGAGCTGAGGTCGCCTCCGCCTACGTCGCGCTGCTGCCGTCATTCAAGGGCGGCGCCGCTGCGATCTCCCGCGAGCTCGGCGGCCCGCTCGACAAGGCCGGTGACGACGGCGGCAAGCGCTTCGGCGGCGGCATGCGGTCGGGCATCGCTGGCATCGCGTCGTCGATCTTCGCCCCGCTTGCCGCCGCCGCCGCCGGCGTGTCCGTGGCAGGCTTCCTCAAGGACGCCGTCGAGCAGGCGTCCGGTCTGGCCGAGGCGGGCACGGCGCTCGGGCAGGTGTTCGGCGACGCCACCGAGCAAGTCGCCCAGTTCGCCGCGAAGGGCGCGAGGTCGCTCGGGCAGAACCAGCTCGCCGTACAACAGGCCGCGCAGACGTTCGGCGTCTACGGCAAGGCCGCTGGTCTGGCGTCCGACGCCAACGCGAAGTTCTCGACGGACCTCGTCGGTCTGTCGACGGACCTCGCGTCGTTCTACAACACGGACCCGTCGCAGGCTGTCCAGGCTATCGCGGCTGGCCTGCGCGGCGAGTCCGAGCCGCTGCGCCAGTACGGCATCCTCCTCGACGACGCGACGCTCAAGGCGCGCGCGATGACGCTCGGCATCTACGACGGCACGGGTTCGCTCACGCAGCAGCAACGCGTGCTCGCCGCGCAGGCCGAGATCATGGCTCAGTCGGCCGTCGCGCAGGGCGACTTCGAGCGGACGTCGAACGGTCTCGCGAACTCTCAGCGCATCCTCTCGGCGTCGTGGACCGACCTGACCGGCAAGGTCGGCACACTGTTCCTTCCGGTCGTGACGAACGTCGTCCAGTACCTCGGCAACGTCCTCGTCCCTGCCATCACGAAGGTCGTCGACACGTTCACGGCCGCCGGTGGCGGCATGGACGGTGTCGTCGCCGTGTGGCAGCAGGCGACGACGAACCTCGGCGCGTGGCTCGCCGGCGGCGGCATGACGTCGATCCTCGACGGCCTCCTCGCGGGCCGTGAGCGCATGGTCGAGCTGATCCTGACGCTTGTCCCGCAGGTCGTCTCGACGCTCGCCGCGGCGCTGCCCGAGATGGTCTCGTGGATCACCACGACTGCCGTGCCCATGCTCATCGACACGGTCATGCAGATCATCCCGGTGATCACGACACTGGTGCCGACACTCGTGACCGCGCTCGCCGTCGCCGCCCCGATGCTCCTCAGCGCGGCCGTGACCGTCTTCGGCGCCCTCGTGTCCGGCCTGGTCGACGTCCTGCCGACACTCCTCAGCGCGCTGGTAGGACTGCTGCCGGTCATCGTCGACGCGCTGCTCGGGATGGTCCCGCAGATCCTCACCGCCGCGCTCGACTTGTTCACGTCGCTCGTGGACGCTGTCGTCGAGATCGTCCCGGACCTCGTCGCCGCTCTCATCGACGCGCTGCCGCGCATCATCTCCACGCTGCTCGGCATGCTGCCGCTCCTCATCACAGCCGCCCTCAACCTCTTCATGGGCCTGGTGCAGGGCCTCGTGCAGGCGCTGCCGACGCTGCTCACCGCGCTGTTCGACGCGCTCCCGCAGATCATCTCCACGCTGCTGTCGATGCTGCCGACGCTCATCCTCGCCGCCATCGACCTCTTCTTCGGGCTCGTCACCGGCCTGATCGAGGCGCTCCCGAGCCTGCTCGACACCTTCATCAACGTCGTGCTTCCCGGCGTCCTCGACACGCTCATCGGCATGGTCCCACAGCTCATCACTGCGGCCATCACCCTCTTCACCGCGCTCATCACCGCGCTGGTCGACTTCACGCCTGACCTGATCGTCATGATCGTCGAACTCATCCCGCAGATCGTCGAGGCGCTGATCTCGGGAGTCGGCCAGCTCCTCGAGGCCGGATGGGAGCTTCTGCAGGGCCTGTGGGACGGGCTCGAGGATGCGTGGCCGGACATCTGGGAATGGATCAAGGGGCTGCCGGGCAAGATGCTCGATGGGCTCGGGAACCTCGGCGAGATCCTCCTCGATGCAGGCAAGCGGATCATCGAGGGCCTGTGGGACGGGCTCAAGAACTCCTGGGAGAACGTCAAGGACTGGTTCGGCGGGCTCGGCGACTGGATTGCCGACCACAAGGGCCCGAAGAGCTACGACCTGGCGCTACTCAAGCCCGCCGGCGGCTACATCATGCAGGGCCTGTCCGACGGCCTTGAGGGCGGCATCCCCGGGCTGCGCGACACGCTCGGCAAGGTCACCGGAGAGATCACGGCAACGGGGTCGATTGGCGCCGGGCTGGCCGCCGTCGGCGCCGTCTCGACGACGACCGACCCGATCAACTACCGACGCCTCGCGCAGGCCATGGCGCAGGTCAGGCTCGAGATGGATGGGGCCGCAGTGACCGAGGCGGCGTTCACGCGCGCGGCTGCGATGGCGAGGTAGACCCATGGCCGATCCGAAGATCACGCTCGGGGGACTTGAGTTGTTCGGCACCGACGCGTTCGGGGTCGAGTGGCTGGTCCCGAAGAACGGGGCTGACTGGTGGTCCGGCGCGGACTCGACGATCGACGTCAAGCCGAACGTTGGGGCGTCGGGCGGGTGGTCTGCGAAGGCGTACATCGCGCCCAAGGTGTACACGCTGACCGGGTATGCGCTGGGCGCTACCACGGCGGATGTATCCCGCGCGATCGACCGCCTGTGGGGTGTGGTCTCGCCTGACGGCGCCGATCTGGTCGTCGAGGAAGACGCCTACACGCGGACGTCGCACGTTCGGCGCGCCACGACGGCCCCAGAGGTCACGTGGGTCAATGGCAAGGTCGCGCAGTGGGAGATCGGCCTTGTCGCCCTCGATCCGCGGCGGTACGGCGCCGCCCTGTCGCAATCGACCGCCCTTCCGGCGGCGTCGGCGTCGTGGACGATCCCGCTGGTGCTGCCGGCGACCATCACTTCGACGCGGCTGTCCGGGCGGGTGTCGCTGACGAACACCGGAAACGTGGACGCCCCGGTGACGGTGCGGTTCTACGGGCCGACGTCGGGCGACCTGATCGGCCCGATGGTGACGCACGTGCAGTCCGGTGCGCGGGTGTCGCTGCCGTCGCTGGCGGTTCTGCCCGGTGAGCGGGTGGACGTGGTCGATGGTCGTGCGCTCGCCGATGGTGTCGCCGGTCGTGACGGGTACCTGGTGGAGAACGACCCGCTCATCCTGCCGCCCGGTACGCACGACTTCCAGTTCGAGGCCGCGTCGTCCGGGCCCGGTTCGTCGATGACCGTCGAGTCGTGGGAGGCATGGGAATGACCAGACGACTGCTGGCCGACGGGACCATCTCGGGGCAGGGCCTCCGTCAGCTCCTCGCGCGCATCCCCGGGGCGACGTCCGCTCGTCCGCTGGGCGGCCGCGGCGGTGTGCGCTACGGGACGCCGACGACGACGGTGCAGGTATCCGGGTCGACGTGGACGTGCCACGCGCACTCCGGCGTCCTCGACACGGGCTCGGGCGCGACGTACGGGCCGTACCCGTACTCGGTGGACGCCGACGAGACGGGCACGGTGACGGCGGCGCACGCGACCCTCTCCCGCATCGACACGCTGTACGTGCAGCTCAACGACAACGTCCTCGACTCGTCCGGTAGCACCGGCGCGACGGTGGCCCTCGCGACCGGCACGGCCGGTTCTGGCACGCCGGCGTCGGTTCCGACGCGCTCGGTGGCCATCGCGTACCTGACGCGCGCGTCGGCTGCGTCGGGCGGCGCGGTGACGGTGTCGTGGGTTGCGCCATACCTCGACCAGGGGATCATCCCCGTGCGCGACACGACCGAGCGTGACGCGATCACGTGGGGCACGGCGCTGTGCCCGGCCATCGTGTGGCGCCAGGACACGGGAACGCTCGAGTCGGGCATCGGCACCGCGTGGGACCACCTCGCGGGCGGCACGCCGTCCTACGCCACGCAGACGATCCCCGCGACGTCGTCTCCGTTCCTGAACACCACCATGGGCGTGTACTCCGCCGCGACGTGGTCATGGACCCCGACTCGATCGGGGATCGCCGAAGCCCGCGCGGTGATCGACGTGTCGGCGGCCGGAGCCGGATTCGGCCTGTTCTCGGCGCAGGTCAATGCGGGCGGCACGGGTGGACCGGTTCGGATCTTGTTCGAGGGTGAGGGCCGGCGCCAGCTCGACGTGCCAGCCTGGCCGTTCCGTGTCCGCGCCGGCGTCGCGGTCGCGATGAACCTGTGGGTGTCGGTCTACATCGGCACGGGTGGCGTGAACCTCAACTCGGGCATTCCGCTGTCACAGTGGGAGGCTACGGTCAGGTGAGCCTCAAGTGGATCGCCGTCGAGGCGGCGACGGGGCGGGTGATCTGCCCGCTCCCTGGGCTCGACGTCCCGGACCTGCCGCTGACAATCGGCCGGTCGGAGCAGGCGCAGGCCGCCCTCCCGCTGACCGACGACCTGCACCCGGACTGGGATCGGGCCGTGACGGACGGGTACTCGTGCCTGGTCGCGCTCGACGGCGACACGCCAGTGTGGGGCGGTCTCGTCCTCGACTCACCGCGGACCGAGGCCGACTCGATCACCATGTCGCTGCTGACGATCGATGGGTACCTCGAGCGCCGGTACGTCGGGTCCGTGTCCTACCAGGGCGTCGGACGCTGCCGGATGATCGCCGATCTGATCGCCAGGTTCGTGGCGTCCGGCACCGTCCCCGGCGTCCCGATCGACGTCCTGGTGCTCGACGATGGTGTCCTGGACTCGGCCTCGTGGGGGTCGGCAGATGGCAAGACCGTCGCGGACGCACTGGACGACCTCGACGGGCGCGAGGGTTCCGTCGAGTGGGTCACGGTGTGGCGTCGCGTGGTCGACGGCACGGGTGTGCGGTACCTGCCGCGCCTCGTTGTGGGCACCACCATCGGGGACGTGTCCGCTGTTCCCGGGGTTACGCTCGCGACCGGGACCACCGTCACCCGCTTCACGCAGCCCCGGTCGTACAAGAGCGGATCGGGCGCGAACCGGGTCAAGGCCATGTCCTCCGGTCAGGGGTCCGCGCGGCCGATGACCGGGTGGGCCGTCGCACCGGAGGATGGCCGCCCGGCGTTTGACGAGGTGTACACCCCGCAGACGTCCCTGACGGCCGACGAGACCCTCGGTGGTGCGGCACGTAAGCGCCTCGCGCAGATCGCCGCAGGTCGACGGTCCCTGACGCTCGAGGTCCGCACCAGCGGGACCAACATCCCGGTACCGGGCACCGACTACGGGGTCGGTGACACGGTGGGATACGACCTCACCGGCCGGTCCCTCGGCTACG